CCAGCTATTACTTTAGGCTTTCCAGCATTAGAAGATTACACTGCAACTGGTGGAGCAGATTTATCTACTGAATGGATATTTATAAGTTGTTCTTTAGATGACGCTGCTAATGAAGTTATATTTTATGCGGGTTGTCAAAGTTCTTTAGATGCTGCAGTAGCAGCTGGAGGAGCAACTAACTGGGATTATGATGGATTAGGTAATACAATAGCTGTGGATGCTAATGGACTTTATAAAGAAACAAACGCTTTTACAATAGGAACAAACACCTTTGATAGGTTTTTCTATGGTCAGTCAGTTGGTGGAGTTTCTGAAGGAGCTAAATGCCACTTAGGTATGTTAGGTATATATAGCGCAGTATTGAATGACGCACAAGTTACACAGAACTGGTTAGATTCAAGACCAGTATATTATATAAGTTAAATAAATAATTAAAATTTAATTAAATGAAAAAAATAAAAGAAGAACAATTAAAAACAATACAAGATCAACAAAAAGAATTAAATAATCTTTTTACTGAAATTGGGTATATAGAAACTCAGAAGCATAACATGCTGCACAGGATAAGTACTATTAGTCAATCTGTAGATGAGTTTAAAAAAGAACTCGAGAAAGAATATGGAAGTGTAAACATTAATGTGAACACTGGAGAATACACTGAAATCGAGAAAGAGGAAGAAAAAACTGAATTAAAAGTTTTATCTAATGCTGAATAAGATAAGGAAAATCAGTATAGGTGCAGATTACAAGAATGAAGCAATGCATTACTCCGTAGGTCAATCGGTCTACGGAGGTCATACTATTTGTGATATAATAGGAGATAGTAAAGATGGAGAATACTTAATTTATATAAAAAAGAACGATGAAGTATTACCATGGAAGAAGTTTAACTCAAACATGGCTATTGCAGTAGAATTTGATCTAGAGTACAGTGAATAGTTTATATGACTTTATAATAACCCCTGTAGAAAGTAGGTATAATAACGTTAAAAAGTTTGGTGATAAAGAACTAATAGTTAACACTAGTATTGAAAACTTTAAAGCCATCAGTACGGAAGCTGTAATAGTAAGTGTACCATTAGCTTTTAAACAACCTATTAAAAAAGGAGACAGAGTTAGAGTACACCACAACATCTTTAGAAGATGGTACGATGTTAAGGAGAAAGAAAGAAATAGTAGATCTTACTTTAAAGAAGATCTATACTTCTGCAGTATGGATCAGGTTTACTTATATAAGCAAGATGAATGGAAGTGTTTTGGAGAAAGATGTTTTATTACACCTTTAAAAAGTAAAGATGAAACTAACCTAGATAAAACTATAAAACAAAAAGGTATTGTTAAGTATAACAATACTTTGTTAAATGAAATAGATATTTGGAAAGGAGACGTTGTTTCGTTTAAACCTGAACGAGAATTTGAATTTATAATAGATAATGAATTATTATATTGTATGAAATCTAAAGATATTATTATAAAGCATGAACATAAAGGAGACGAAGAAATATATAATCCAAGCTGGACACGAAGCGGTGAAGGAACTGATAAAAGTAGCAAAAGAAGAAATTGTAGATACAGGGGAGGATGTGTCTGCGGACAGACTGAAAAACGCAGCTGCCACTAAAAAACTTGCTATATTCGATGCTTTTGAAATTCTACAAAGAATTCAAGAAGAAGAAGAAATGTTAAAAGAAAAGCCAAAAAACGTAGACGAAAAACCAGTTAGAAAATTTAAGGGCTTTGCAGAAGGGAGAAGTAAATGAGTTACAAGCAAACCTTATGGACAGAATTAAAAGACGTTGTTAATCCCAAAATACTTAAAAAACAAAACAAGTTAAAAAAATGGGATTATGGTTATAACAAAGACTACGATTTTATTGTAATAAGTAAAACTGGAAAAATTGGACAGATCATTGAGATACAAAATCTCCGCATTGCATTACCAGAAGTTAATGAACCATTTAAACGAAGCGAAGATAAAGAGGAGCAGTACTGGGAACAATTTGAATACCCGAAAGAACTAAAGAGAATAAAGAGTAGATTTGACTGGGAGAAATATCCTGAAGAGTTTAGAGGTAAATGCTGGGATTATATAGATGAAGAGTTTAGAAGAAGAGACGAGGGATTTTGGTTTTTTAATAATGGCAATCCTACTTATATTACTGGTACTCATTACATGTACTTGCAATGGTCAAAAATTGACGTTGGAGCACCTGACTACAGAGAGGCAAATAGACTATTCTTTATATTCTGGGAAGCTTGTAAAGCTGACGCCCGAGCTTATGGAATGTGTTATCTTAAAAACAGACGATCCGGTTTTTCATTCATGTGTTCAGCTGAACTGGTTAATCAAGCAACCATATCATCCGACAGTAGATACGGGATTCTATCTAAAACTGGTGCAGATGCTAAAAAAATGTTCACAGATAAAGTTGTACCAATCTCGATTAATTATCCGTTTTTCTTCAAACCAATCCAAGATGGTATGGATCGCCCTAAAACCGAATTGGCATATAGGGTTCCGGCATCTAAACTCACACGTAGAAAGCTGGAAGTTAATGAAGAGCTTAGAGAATTAGATGGATTAGACACTACTATAGATTGGAAAAATACAGGAGATAATAGTTATGATGGTGAAAAACTAAAACTATTAGGCCATGATGAAAGTGGTAAATGGGAAAGACCTGATAACATAAAGAACAACTGGAAAGTAACTAAAACTTGTTTACGATTAGGTAGTAGAATTATTGGCAAATGCATGATGGGTTCTACTTCTAATGCTCTTGATAAAGGAGGACAAAATTTTAAAGATATATATAGTGGATCTAATTGTTTACAAAGAAACAGGAACGGTCAAACTAAAGAAGGGTTATATTCTTTATTTATTCCAATGGAATGGAATTTTGAAGGTTTTATAGACCGTTATGGATACCCCGTGTTTGAGACGCCAGATAAACCTACATTAGGTATAGATGGTAATTACATTGAAATTGGAGTAATAGAACATTGGGAAAACGAAGTAGAAGGATTAAAGGAAGACCAAGATGGATTAAATGAATATTACAGACAATTTCCACGTACAGAAAAGCATGCTTTTAGAGATGAGACTAAGGAATCACTATTTAACTTAGTTAAAATATATGAGCAAATTGATAACAACGAAGATTTAAATAATCTCGCAAATGTTACACAAGGTAGTTTCATGTGGGAAAATGGAGTTAAAGATACAAAAGTAATATTTACTCCAAATAAACAGGGAAGATTTAAGGTTTCTTGGATTCCACCTAAACATCTTCAAAACAATGTGATAATAAAGAATGGAGGGAAATTTCCTGGTAATGAGCACGTTGGAGCTTTTGGCTGTGATAGCTATGATATATCAGGTACTGTAGATGGTAAGGGTTCTAATGGATCTTTACATGGGTTAACTAAGTTTAATTTAGAAGACGCTCCATCTCATAGTTTTTTTCTTCAATATATAGCTAGACCTCAAACGGCAGATATTTTCTTTGAAGATATATTGATGGCTTTACATTTTTATGGAATGCCATTATTAGCAGAAAATAACAAGCCAAGATTACTGTATTATTTAAAAAGACGTGGTTACAGATTGTTTTCGATAAATAGACCTGATAAACTCTACAACAAGTTATCAGTTACAGAAAGAGAAATAGGTGGAGTACCCAACTCCAGTGAAGATATGAAACAAGCTCATGCAGCTGCTATAGAGTCTTACATAGAAGATTATGTTGGCTTAGATCCTGATGGTCAAGCAGGTGATATGTATTTTCAAGAAACGTTAGAAGATTGGGCAAAATTTAATATAAATAATAGAACTAAGCATGATGCGTCAATAAGTTCTGGTTTAGCCATTATGGCTTGTAACAGAAACAAGTATCATCCTGTAGCAAAAAGACAATTAAAGAGCATGTATCTAGGAATTAAAAAATACAACAACGAAGGTTTAAATTCTAAAATAATTAATAAATGATTTACACTAATACAAGAAGTTCATTTCCTGATCAGGTAGTACCTGAAGCAGAAAAAATGAGTTTAGAATATGGCCTAAGAGTAGCACAAGCTATTGAAGGAGAATGGTGGAGTCAGGCATATGGTGGGTATAGATACCAAAATAATTATAATATATTTTTTAATAGAAGATTATACGCTAGAGCCGAACAACCTGTTCAAAAGTACAAAGATGAAATGTCTATTAATGGTGATTTATCTTATTTGAATTTAGACTGGAAACCAGTTCCTATAATACCAAAGTTTGTGGATATCGTAGTAAATGGTATGTCTAATAAGTTATATGATATTAAAGCTTATGCTCAAGATCCTGCTTCTCAAAAACTAAGAACTGAATATGCTGAGGCTTTGCACAAGCAGATAAAAACTAGAGAATATATAGAAAAAGTAAAGCAAGCTTTAGGAGTTGATTTAAATACTATTAAAGGTGAAGGTATTCCTCAAACCGAACAAGAGTTAGAGATTCATATGCAACTAGATTACAAACAGTCTATCGAAATTGCAGAGGAAGAAGCTATCACCAATGTATTAGCTAGAAATAAATATGATCTAGTTAGAAGAAGAGTAAATAAAGATTTAGTTACATTAGGTATAGGCGCTGTTAAAACTAATTATAACAAGTCTAATGGCATTACAGTCGAATACGTAGACCCAGCTAATCTAGTTTGGTCATATACTGACGATCCTAATTTTCAAGACATATACTATGTAGGAGAAGTTAAGTCTTTAAGTATTCCAGAACTTAAGAAACAATTTCCTGGTCTTACCACTGTTCAATTGGAAGAAATTCAAAAAATGCCTGGTAACACAAACTATACTAGGAATTGGGAGGGAAAAAATAATAATAACACAGTTCAAGTATTATATTTTGAGTATAAAACATTTGCTGATCAAGTCTTTAAAATAAAACAAACTGATCAAGGTTTAGAGAAAGCATTAGAAAAAACTGACGAATTTAATCCACCGCCTAATGATAACTTTGAAAGAGTAAGTAGATCAATAGAGGTATTATATCATGGCGTTAAGATATTAGGACATCCTATAATGTTAAAATGGGAGATTGCAGAGAATATGACTCGTCCATTTTCAAACTTGACTAAAGTAAACATGAACTATCAAATATGTGCTCCAAGTTTATATAAAGGTGGCATTAACTCTTTAGTTGAAAGAATGATTGGTTTTGCAGATATGATACAACTTACATCGTTAAAAATGCAGCAAGTTCTTTCTAGGATGGTACCTGATGGTGTATTTGTAGATGTAGATGGTTTAGCAGAAGTAGATTTAGGCAATGGAACAAACTACAATCCTCAAGAAGCTTTGAACATGTATTTTCAAACTGGTAGTATTGTTGGTAGATCTATGACTCAGGATGGTGATCAGAATATAGGTAAAGTACCTATACAAGAGCTACAGACATCAGCTGCTCAAGCTAAAATACAATCTTTAATAACAACGTATCAGTATTATCTACAAATGATTAGAGATACAACAGGTTTGAATGAGGCAAGAGATGCAAGTAATCCTGATCCTAATTCTATAAAAAAAAAAAAAAAATTAGCTGCTGCTCAATCAAACGTTGCTACAAGACATATTCTAGCTGCTAGCTTATTCTTAACACTGAGAGCGTGTGAAAATATATCATTAAGAATTGCAGATACGCTTGATTTTCCACTTACTAGAGAAGCACTAGTTAACAGTGTTAGCATGTATAACACAGCTACGTTAGAAGAGTTGGAAGATTTAAACTTATTTGATTTTGGGATATATTTAGAATTAGAACCCGATGAAGAAGCAAAAGCACAATTGGAAGCTAATATTCAAATGGCACTTCAACAAAAAACAATTGACTTAGCTGATGCTATTGATATTAGAGAAATTAAAAATCTAAAATTAGCTAATCAATTATTAAAATTAAGAAGAAAACAAAAGCTTAAAGAAGATCAAGAGGCACAGCAAGCTAATATTAAAGCTCAAGCCGAAGCTCAAACTAAATCTAGAGAACAAGAAGCTATGTTTGAAGTACAGAAACAACAAGCATTATCTCAAACTAATATACAGTTTGAACAAGCTAAAAATCAATTTGAAATCCAGAAGATGGAGATCAAAGCGGAAATAGATAAGCAATTAAAAGAAGTACAATTTGCATTTGATATGCAACTTGAAAAACAAAAAATGGGTGCAACAGTGCAAAAGGAAGTTATGATAGAAGATCGTAAAGATACCAGAAGCAAACAAGAAGCTACTCAACAAAGTCAATTGATAAACCAAAGCCAAAACAATGGTTTACCACAAAACTTTGAAACTCCCATTAATGACTTAAATTTTGGGATATAACAATTATATAATATTTTATCATGTCAGAAAAACAAGAATTAAAGACTCCTGAAAAACCAGTGGTCGATGAAAAAGTAGAACCTTTGAAGATCAAAAAAAGACCTAAAAATCTAGGAAAAAAAGATGAGGTAGTTAAAGTTGATCTAAAAAAGAAAAAAGAAAATAAGGATGCCGTTACAGAGTCAAGCACAGTGCGCGTGGATGCGGATAAACAAACCGAAAATGTACGAACGGTGGAAGGCAGCGTATCCGAACCAGAAATGCAAGAATCTTCCAAAGAAGAAACTAAAGAAAATAAAATAGAAAATCCTGTTATTCAAGAGATAACAACAAAGGACGAAGAAAAATATACTCCTACTACAACACAGGTTGATACAAGACAGTTAAATTTACCTGAAAATGTTGAGAAGTTAGTTTCGTTTATGAATGAAACTGGAGGAAATATAGAAGACTATGTAAGATTAACAGCTGATTACTCACAAGTAGACGATTCAGCTTTGTTAAAAGAATATTATAAACAAACTAAACCTCATCTATCACTTGAAGATGTTGATTTCATAATGAATGAGAAATTTTCATATGATGCTGATTATGAGGACGAAAAAGAAATTCGCAAGAAAAAGCTTGCGATGAAAGAAGAGGTTGCGAATGCCAAATACCATTTAGAGAAAATGAAACGTGATTACTATGCTGAGATTAAAGCTCGACCTGGTGTCAATCATGATCAACAAAAGGCAATGGAATTCTTCAACCGATATAACAACGAGCAAGAAATGGCTAATAAACGTCATCAGGATTTTGAAAAAAATACTAAAGATTTATTCTCTAATGATTTCAAAGGTTTTGATTTCGACTTAGGAGAAAAGAAATTTAGGTATGGAGTAAAAAATCCTACAGACGTAGCAACCGCCCAATCTGATATCGCCACATTTATTAAGAAGTTCTTAAATGAAGATGGGAGTGTGAAGGATTACACTGGTTATCACAAAGCTATTTATGCTGCACGAAACGCTGACACTATTGCTAAGCATTTTTATGACCAAGGAATAGCAGATGCTACTAAGGATATAGTTAATAAATCAAAAAACATAAGTAATGATATAAGGCAAGCGCCTCCATCTGATACTGTGTCTTTTAATGGAATGACTATTAAATCAGTTAGTGGAGTAGATAGCTCAAAGTTAAAAATTAAAAGAAAACGATAAAACTTAAAACATGGCGTTTACAAACATGAATGCTGGATTACAACCGTATCCAGACAGGGTAGCTTTAACAAGCAATTATCTACAATGGACAGATGCTGGAGCTGGTGCTCCTGGCTTCTTGGACTTTGCTGATTTTGCTCAACAATATCTACCTGAACTTTATGAACAAGAAGTAGAGAGATTTGGTAACAGAACTATCTCTGGTTTCTTAAGAATGGTCGGGGCTGAAATGCCGATGACATCAGATCAAGTAATCTGGTCTGAACAAAATAGATTACATATTGCTTATGATGACGTAGCTGAAGCTGCTGGTGTATTTACACCTGTACTTCCTGCTGGTACTCCATCTCACGCAGTAAGAGTTGGTAACACTATTGTTGCTTATAACCCTCTTACAGGAGTAACTTTAAAAGGTCAAGTTACAGCTGTTAATGCTGGTGCTACAAACTTCACAGCTGCTTGTTATACACAAGCTGGTTGGGGTGGTTTAGCTGCTACAGGAAACAGATTATTTGTTTATGGATCTGATTTTGGTAAAGGAACAAATGGAATGCTAGGAGCTGTAGAGCCTGCTTTCACTCAGTTCTCTAATAAACCAACAATCATTAAAGATCGTTACGAAGTATCTGGATCTGACACTGCTCAAATTGGTTGGGTAGAAGTTGCAACAGAAGATGGAACAACTGGGTTCTTATGGTACATGAAAGCTGAATCAGAAACTAGATTGAGATATGAAGATTATCTTGAAATGGTTTGTGTTGAAGGTGAAATTGCTACTGTTGGTTCAGATGTTGCTGCTCTTGCTAACAATCAAACTTCATATGGTACGCAAGGTATGTTCTCTGCTATCGAAGAGAGAGGTAATGTGTATGCTGGATTTGCTGGTGCTGCTGCTCCTGGAGCTGGTGCATTAGGAGATTTTGATACAATCTTACAGCAATTAGATAAGCAAGGTGCTATTGAAGAAAACATGCTTTTCTTAGATAGAGCTACTGCTCTTGATTTTGATGATATGATCGGTGCTCAAGCTGGTGGAGGTTATTCTTCAGTTGCTTCTGCTTCTTATGGTCTATTTGATAATTCAAATGAAATGGCTTTAAACTTTGGTTTCTCTGGGTTTAGAAGAGGTTCTTATGACTTCTACAAAACTGATTGGAAATATCTAAACGATGCTTCTACTAGAGGAATGGTTGACAATATCAAAGGTGTTATGATACCTGCTGGTACTTCAACTGTTTACGATCAAATGATGGGTCAAAACATCAGACGTCCTTTCTTACACGTACGATACAGAGCTTCAGAAACAGATGATAGAAGAATGAAATCTTGGATCACTGGTTCAGTTGGAGGTGCTTACACTTCTGATTTAGATGCGATGGAAGTACACTACTTGTCAGAGAGATGTCTTTGTGTTCAAGCTGCTAACAATTTTGTATTATTTACAGATTAATTTATTAACTTTTAAAATATAAAATTATGGCACTTATAAAATTTGACACGACACAAAGCGGAACTATTGCTTCGGCTTCTACAACTCCGTTAATCGTAGATGTAGATTTACCAATTGCTTTAAGTAACTATTCAGCTCCTGGAGCTGGAGTTGCTTTAGTAGATATCTCTATTTTATCTGGAACTGCATCTGATATTCAGGTGGAATTTGGACCAGATGCTAATGGAGATGCTATCACTGCAGATGGTATAACAGGAAATTTAAACAATTTGATTGAAGCGGCTGTAGCTGATCCATATCATATTCCAGAATTTGCTGATGCTTTTACAGCAGCAGGATATTTGGAAGCTGATAACAGGTATGCTATCAACGATATTAAATTAGTTTAATATTACTATACAAAGACCCCTTTAATTAGGGGTCTTTTTTAACTTTTTAATTATATTATATTATGTCAATAAAAGAATTAGAAGATAAATGGGAGATCAAGGATCGTCATTATTATCTTAATATGGGAAAAAGTCCCTTATCTTATACTTTAGCGTCTAAACATACACAGAGATTTCCTCTGTTATATTTTGATGAAGAAAAAGGTTATAATAGAGAGCTTAGATATGCTACTAATCAGAAGTCTGTATTTGTTGATGAACAACAAGGTTCATCTACATTAGCTCATATTATATTTAAAGATGGAGGATTATATGTTCCAAAAGAAAAACAAAATTTACAAAAATTATTATCTTTATATCACCCTCAAAAAGGTAAAAGATATGCAGAGCAAGATGATGTTAAAGAAGCTAGTAACGACTTAGAAGATATAGAAATAGAATTTATGGCTTTAGAAGCAGCTAGACACATTGAAATGGAGCACGCTGAAGCTATACTAAGAGTAGAGCAAGGTTCTAGTGTATCAGATCTTAGTTCTAAGGAGTTGAAAAGAGATTTATATCTATTTGCTAAAAGAAATCCTAGATTGTTTTTAGAATTAGTTTCTGATGAGAATGTGAAATTGAGAAATTTCGCTATAAAAGCTACAGAAGCTGGAATCATTAAATTGTCTGATGATCAAAGAACATTCAAATGGGGAAGTAACGGTAGAAAATTAATGACAGTTCCTTTTGAAGAACACCCTTACTCAGCATTTGCTGCTTATCTCAAAACTGATGAAGGATTAGAGGTATATAAATCTATGGAAAAGAAAATGAGTTAAATCTTTTCTAAACCTGTGATACTATTTAAGGCGGCACTACGCCGCCTTTTTTTCAATAAAGAAACCACCAATGGCAATAAACGTAAATACAGTATATAGAACTTGCTTGTTTATAATAAATAAAGAACAAAGAGGTTATTTAACTCCAGCGGAGTTTAATAGTATAGCTACACAGGTACAATTAGAAGTATTTGAAAAATATTTTGAAGATAAAAATCAACAGTTAAGGTTACCAGAAAATGAAAGTGAATATGCGAATAGAGTAAAAAACGTTGACAATCAAATATCTATATTTAAAGAAATTACTTCATTAGCTCCTGATTGGATAGTAGGGACTAATGAATTTAATCAACCAGCCAATGTCCACAGGATAGGTACTGTAATCTACAAAGACGAACAAGAATTACAAAGAGTGGAGCGCAACGATTGGCTACGAATTAACATGTCTAAACTCACTCGTCCGAGTGCGAATTATCCTATATACATCTATGAGAGTGATAAGATTATTATTCAACCTCCTAGTTTAGTAGTTCCAGATCCCTTAAACCCAGCTCAAATTTTAGATCAATTTAGTTTAAGCTATGTTAGAAAACCGTTAAACCCTGTATGGTCTTATACGGTTCAACCTAGTAATGGAGCTTTTATATATGACTCACTAACTTCTCAAGATTTTGAAATAGATGACGTTGATCAAACAGAAGTTATACTAAAAGTATTATTATATGCTGGTGTAGTAATTAGAGACCCTCAAATTGTACAAGCCGCTGCAGGTCAAATTGCCGCAGAAGATCAGATCGAAAAAACTTAATAAATTATGGCTAACTATGGATTTTCTCCAAACGGAGGTTTTATAAATGAAACTAACGAACAGTATTATGTAGGACACCAAGCTAAAGTAGCAGATGGTAGTTCTTCTTATAAGTTTACTTTTGATGAGGTTTTAACAATGGCAGCAGCAGCTAGCCCTACTACTCCAACTGATTGGTCTTCTTGGAATCCAAGTGATCCCAACTTTATGTTGAATAATTTTGACTTGATGATTAGCACAGGTGGTTTAGATCCTTATGTACTATGGGATGGTACAAATGGTGGTATAGCTGGCGGTCCTTATGGTTTCAAAGTTTCTCAATTTTCTGACACTCAAGATTTTAGTGTTATAGAATTCTACGATATAAATACTGGTTTACCTGCAAATGCAGTTGCTAATGGGTATTATATACAGGTTAGATTAAAATCTATGTTAGTTGATGGAGCACCTAATTACGGAGATTATCAGTTTATTTCTATTAAAGATATTGTTAATAATTTTTTAGTAGGTTATGTTGGAGAAGGTAAATTAATTCCACATGCTAAAAGAACTGATATTATGTTCCATGCTAAAAGAGGTTTACAAGAATTTTCCTATGATACTTTACCTAGTATAAAATCTCAAGAAATAACTATCCCACCAACATTATCTGTCATAATTCCACAAGACTACGTTAATCATGTTCAATTGTCATGGGTTGATGATAATGGTATAAAAAGAATTATATATCCTACCACGTTAACTAGTAATCCCACCGAAACACCTTTACAAGATCAGAACATAACTCAAAATAGTAATTATGGCTTTGCTTTTCCAAGTGAAGGATATGGTATACCAATGCAAGATCAGTTTGGTGAAAATCTAGAGGGAACTTCTTTAACAGAAGAAAGATGGGAAAACATACCAGAAAATCTTGAAAAAGAATGGGCACAATATGGAAGTGTTTGGAGTTATAGGAACTTTTGGGGAGCTTATGGAAAAAGATACGGAACAAACCCCGAACTAATGCAAGTTAATGGATGGTACACTATAAACAAAAGAGAAGGTAAATTTTCTTTCAGTAGTAATTTAAGAGGGAGATTGATTTTATTAGAGTATATTTCAGATGGACTAGCATACGAAGAAGATATGAAAGTTCCTAAGCTTGCTGAAGAAGCTTTATACATGCACATAGCTCACGCTGTTCTAGCAAGTAGAATGAATGTTCCAGAATACATTGTACAGAGGTATAAGAAAGATAGAAGAGCAGCATTAAGAAATGCTAAGATAAGATTAGAAAATATAAAACCAAATGAGTTTGTACGTATTGCTCGTGGAAAATCTAAATGGATTAAATATTAATTAAATGGCAGAAAGTAAGAATACATTTATTCAGTCCAAGATGAACCAAGACTTGGACGCTAGAATTATTCCTAATGGTCAATATAGAAGTGGATTAAACGTAAGTATAAGCAGATCAGAATCTGCAGACGTAGGAGCGTTAGAAACAGTTTTAGGTAATTTAGAGATAACTGATTTTGGTTTAACAGATTGCAATCTAAAAGCTATTGGTCATTATATGGATGTTGCTAATGATAGAATTATTGTATTTTTAACAAACTATAGTGATAGTTCTCCTACTAGGTTAGATAACATTACAGGTTCATCTGTCAACAACGTTGAGTCTTATATAGCTTATTATGATATAAGAAACAATACAGGTAGTTTATTAGTAGGAGGTTCATTTTTAAACTTTTCTAAAACACATCCTATTCATGGTATAAATTTAATAGAAGATTTACTTTTTTGGACTGACAATAGAAATCAACCAAGAAAAATTAATATCTCTAATGCTATTAATGAACCTTATGTACCAAGTGTAAGTCAAGGTTATTACTACAATGAAGATCAAATTTCAGTAGCTAAGTATTATCCACATGAAGCTATTTATTTATTAGAACCTAATACAACGCCAAGCGCTTTTGATAGATATGAAAGTGGTATGAAGGATGTTGTTAGCGAGTGGTTACCACCTCATTGCTTGCTAGAAGTAAAAGCACCTTCAAGTAATACGTTTATAACAGTTTCAGGTGTTCATGAAATAGGTAGTGGTAAAACACTAGATCCTAGTTTTGCATTAGCACAATCTGATAGAATAACTGGACCTAATATAGAACCTACCGTGGGTGCTGTTCCTTTTGAAGTTGTTATTCAAAGTGCTTCTATAGTTGGGTCTGATACAGTTATAGGATTAGCTAATTGCTTGAATGCTCCAAACGTTGGAGATATTCTTTATGTACAAAGAAGAAATCCTTATTACAATGCTAGTTGGCCTGGAGATCCTGACTATTTAAAAGATAAATTTGCAAGATTTAGCTATAGATTTAAATTTGATGATGGAGAATACTCTCTTATAGCTCCGTTTACTCAAATAGCTTTTGTTCCCGAACAAGATGGTTATTTTCTCACAAATAACATTAATCCCAATAACATAGACAATTCTGGTCCTGATCAAGAAACAGAAACGTACAGAAGTACAGTTGTTTCATTTATGGAAAATAAAGCAAATGACATCACACTAACTGTGCCTGCACCTACAGATTT